TGGCCAGAAGCGGAACCGTACATTAAAACAAATGAGAATTACTGGCGATCCTATCAAGAATTTCTAAAATCACTAAAGAATTAATTCCATATATCTATTTCCATCAGTTGACTTTCTGATACTTTGATGAAATTACCTGAATTGTAATTTCTGGCTATTTCTTCCTCTTGTTCAATGAATCGGTTATGTTGTTCTTTCGCCTGTGCTTCTAAATTCACCACTATCGCATCTTTCTTATGATGAATAGGATATATAGCTTCTTCTTCGAAATCGATATAGTTATATTCCAGTCTTAAAATATATTTCAAATCACTCTGTTGAATTGAGTTCAGTGGTTTATCCAAATATACACAATCGTGACATATGAGTTTGATATTATGTGTTCCTAAGTTTGAAACATACTCAACAAATCTACCTGTGACATCTGCTTCCATGCACTGAAACATCCAGGCAAGTTTCTTCTTATTACTCCTGTATGGTTTATTCTTACCTCTTATAGGCTTTGTTTCGTCATAATTTGGATTTCTTGATGAATATTTCCTTTTGCATAAAGTAAATTCCATATTTAGATATGCCGAGTCTATAGCCATGTTTATTCTTTCCATACATTCAGTAATATATTTGAATTCATCATTCATCATCAACTTTTCAAATCGTTCTTCGCCCAATTTCTTACGAATAGACTTGTATGGATTATCTTCGAGTTCGGCACCGAAGCCATAAGCAGTGAATACTTCTTTGACTTGTTCCGACACCCAATTTATATTATCGGATTCTAAAGCAATGAATGTAGCTATTGAGTTTCTAATGGCATTTCTATTTTTGATATATTCGACTACAGCACCTACCTTTAATTCTGGATCTATCTTCTTAGCAAGTGAAGCCATCACAGCATAACTGCACGCTTTGAAATCATATTTGAAACAATGTCCTAGCGCAGCATTCCTGACTTCCTTTGGTAGAATTTGTAATGATAATCCGTGACCATAAACTCGGCCGCTATCTATTTCTTCCCAATACTCACTGACATAATTACACCCATCTTTAGTCTTATATGAGTATAGCAATTTCTTACTAATCAACAAGTTATTCGTGAGCTTCTCATAATATTTCTGATGATACCCTTTGACTTTAATATGTTCTTCAGTCTGGTTGATATATGATCTCAGTGAATTAACATCAATGTCCCAGTCAACATTAGATTTCTTATCAAGTTCAACAAGATATGGAACTGTAAGTTTGCTAATATCTATTTTGTTTAGTTCTTCCATGATTTCGTTCCAATATTTAAGATTATATACTACTCGACTATACTTTCCAATATTACCAGTGAATAATCGTATTATGATTGATGTGTCTTTTTCTTCCTGCATTAGTAATAACACCGATGTGTTTCTTTCTGGAAAGTTAGTTGCACCGCAACGGGTTCTTACATCATTCCAATTATAAGGCAATTCGCCCAATTTTCGTTGATCCGGTGATAATAGAATTATTCGTAATGCAATTTCTAATATTACTTCGTGTATATATTTATGCACGATTCGCTCTGCAATATATGATTTAATATCCGGGAATCGTTTAAGAAGATTTTGTTTCAATTTTTCAAACATCGTTGTTGTCCATTTAAGCCTACAGTATAGCATCTTTACAGACAAAGAGCAAGTTCTTGCATATCTCTTTTTCAAAGTCATTCTGTCTACACAAATAGGAAATAGGATATATAATCTATCATATATATAAATATATATAAATATACATACATATATATAGGTACTCGTATGAGTCCTTTTGACGGTTTTTCCGTGGTTTTCGACCGACTAATGTGAGTCCTTTTGAACCACTTTTGAAATGCGCATTATAATCAATGACTTACAACGCCGACCTGCGACATTATATCGCACATAATTTTTACGATTGCGACATTTTTAAGCAGGAAAATCATGGAGTTGCGACATTATATCGCAACGACTAATGTGAGTCCTTTTGATTCCTGCTACAGAATCTATCAAAAATCACCATAGATAAATACTGGTATAAAGCTGAAAAGGTGTGGAAAATGACTACAAGAAAGGTGAATGGAAAGTCCAAAGGCTCAAATTTCGAGCGTAAAATTGCCAATGTCTTGTCAGAAAGATTTGCGGATTTTTTGAAAATAGAAAAAGGTTTTAGAAGAAATCAGGACAGCCGGTTCTTTCTTTGGCGGTGGAAATCAATATAGGACAAAGGAATATGACACAGCTCACGCAACTTTTGGTGACCTTATGTGTCCGGAGAATTTCAAATTTTCAATCGAGTGTAAGAATTATAAGACGCCACCGTCTTTTCAGTCGATCATTGGAAAGGATGTCACACCCTGGAATTCATGGTTGTCTCAAGCGGAGCAGGATGCGGTGAATTCAGGAAAGAACCTTCTACTCATTGTGAAATATAACAATGTTTCTGAATTTATATTTGTGAAAGAAAAGTTAGAAATCGAAGAAGTGATGGCATACAAAGGGTATTTTCTTTACACTCTTTCAGAATTTCTAACTTTGAGCAATGAATATTTCTTTAAGGCTTAAATCTCATCAGCCATTTCAAAGGAAGTGAACCCGTCGCTTTTAACGACTTTCAGCACATTAGATACTCTGCCAATCAATTCCTCTCGATGTGATATCAAATATACATTTCGTTTATTATCTCTCGACATTTTCTTTAGAATTTGAAGAGCATTCTCTACGCCTGCCGAATCAAGACCGTGAATCTATCAACTCATCCACAAATAGGATATTTATTTTCGCGCCGCAGTGATTCATGAACATCACGAAAGGAAAATGACAAGCTCAATATCAATCTTGTTCTTTCACCTCTGCTTAAATTGTCAAAATCGAATTCTTTACCAAAGGTAGCAATTTCCACTTCAAGATCAGATTTGAATTTTACCGAATGTGGCAACCCCATTTTTTCGAGATAATACGAAAGTCTATGATTCAAATATGAAAGATTTTGATCTATGATTTTCTTTCGTATGAAACTATCTTTGTTAGTGAGTAATTTAAGAAGAAATTCTTGGTGGTCGCGAAGGTTTATATGTTCGCCCATTTTAGAAAGATCAATCTCCTGTAATGCGTGTTTTCGAAGACTGTCAATTTGTTCTATGTAAGGATTTGTGTTTAGATATTCTGTCTGTAATGTGTTCATTAGTGTGTCGAATGTAGTCTTATGATTATATGCATCTTCTACAGATTTATAAAAGGTAACAGGGATATCAACCATATTCTGTTTAAATGTTTCTAAATCATCAGACATATCTTTATCACTGCTATAGGAAATATCCAACTTACTTCTTATTTCATCGATCTGCCTTTTATATTCAGTATGCACATCCTTGTGTGTTTGATGATCCATATCTTGATTACACACTGGACAGACTTTGCCAGCAGTGATATGTAATTTCTTTTCAAGTTGGTCGATATGTTTCTTATGTGACTCAATTTCTTGTTGAACAACCTTTAATTGCTGATTCAATGAATTATATCCATTATGAATATCAATAATGTCTTGCTTCGACTTGTGTAGATCAATTTCTTTATCAATATCAACTTCTTGTAATATCTCAATTTCTTTTTGGATATCATCCAATTTAGTTTCGTGCTGTTTCTCCCACGCTATAGATTTTATCTCGATAGACTTGATACTTTCTTTGATTCTCTTATTTGCTTCAGTAACAGCATTGATTCGAAATTCTTCTTGTTTGATGCTTTCCTTTACCAGCTTGACATCCTCTTTAAGTTTCTCTGCTTTTTCTGACAGTTTTGTAATACCAAGTAACTGCTCAATGATCATTCGTTGATCATTTGTTCGCAATGACAAAAAAGGTTCCACATAAGTATTCAACGCCACAATGTGTTTGAACATATCGTGACTAATTCCTATTGAATTTTCTATTTCAACTTGAGTATGACGACCTTCACCTTGTGATTCATCATCGGATGTGCCGGCATCTTTCTCAACACCATTCTTAATATATTTGAATATGTTCGGTTTACGACCGCGTTCTATCTTATAATTAATGCCATCTTTTTCATATTCAATAGTAACCAACATATTCTTTACATTGGTTTTGTTCAGTAGATTATCTTTCTTGACATTTACCAAAGGTTTACCATATAAAGCATATGACAGACCATTAATGATTGAAGTCTTACCGAACACCGATTTCTATTATCAACGCCACCAAGATCTAAATTCTCACCTAAGACCAATACTAAATCATCAGTATTGAAATTAAGAGTCTGTGGAATAGCGCCAACACTAAGAAAGTTTTTCAAAGTTAGAGTTTTAATTCTTAGCATCCGTTATAATCCTTGGTATATTTTAATCAACTTGTTGGTATCGAAATTGGCAGATTCTAAGGTCTTCATGCCTTCAATAACAATTTGATCCACTGATAGAAATTCTACATCACCGTCAAATTCAGATATCCATTCTTCTTGATTTTGGTGAATTAATTTCAATTCACGAATCTCATAATTTTCTAAGAAGGTGTCGCGGATGAAAGAAGCATCTTCATATACTACACCGGGATCAAGGATGACCTGAAGATATGTTTTCGGTTTAAGATATAATGCTGGATTATCAACTAAGGATGTCATATTGATAGAGATGTATTTTGGACCATCTTCATAGTTGATATATTCCGGGTCTTTACCCCATTCTAAAAACATAGCACCACGATCAAAATCCCACACATCAGAATAATTGTGACCGAATGGATTGCCAATGTAATGAATTCTATTTTGGAGTTGTCTTTTGTGAAAGTGACCGGAGAAGATATAGTCAATGTCTTTATTGAAATAATTCTTATTCATACCACCGTGATCAGGCATATCCACCATAGCATTCATTTTGAATCCCGGAAGTTCAAAATGACCGAACATATACTTCGTGGATATTTTCTCTATATTTTTCCACTCGTCTTCAACTAACCACGGAATCAATGAAACATCGCCGTTCTACAAGCGGATTATCAACTAAGGTGATATTTGGAAACAATGAAACAAACTTAGTAGAAGTGACAGTACGGGAATTCCTCCAAAAATTGTCATGATTTCCCAGGATAAAATATGTATGTTCGAATGAACTATTTAATTTCGAAAGGAATTTTATACTATATTCTAAGGTATGAGCATTCAATTGATTTCTATGATGATGAAAATCTCCCATAGAAATACAAGTAGTTGCTCCACGATTTCGTGCTTCTTTCACGAACCAATCCAAATAATCTAAACAATCCTGATTATGAGTTACTGAATTATTTTTAGCACCGCAGATGTAAGTCAGTAAAGACCATTACTTTTTCAAATAGATTACTCATTTTCGACTTCCACCTCATCTTCCATTATGTCTATCTCTATCGAATTAACCTCTTCCCTTGATAACCTTGTTTTAGTTTCAAGTGCAATTTGTCTCGAGAATGACGGCAGTGACCCCGAATCAATCAACAAATCATCACGAAGATCTTGATTTTTCTTTTCTAAATTGAAGACTCTTGTGAAACTATTTGATATACTCATTGTATAATAAGAGAATGGATTATCGCTGCGGTTTTCGTCGAATTGTAATCCTTGCTGAACTAATTGCAACAATGACTGACCTTTCATTTCACCGCAGATATGTATAACTACGCCAATTGCCGGCGTTGGCCATATTTCTCGACCATTAGTATAAACATCCTTGCGAGTTTATCTGTGATTGAACCGTGAATCAGATTAAATTTTCCATCTTTAGTATGTGAAGCACCGACTTCTTTTGGTTCGTTATTTTCTATAACATAGTGCTTGAATGGTAGAAAGTTAAGCTTTACATAACTGTCTGCTTCTCTCTTTGGATTCTTCTTTCTACCCGGTGCTAATGGAATGTGTTCGAATGTAATTACTCGAAATACCAAATCCTCAAGCGGAACAGTCTTTGGATTTACCGTGTAATCTGCTATCTTTGGCCTGTCGAGTTTTGATGTGGATTTCGACAAAGCTATTTCGAATGCCGCTGCGGTAAGTTTTGCTGCTCGATTGATTTGGGCCTGTTCTAAGATTGATATTGAAAATTCTCTTTCATCAAGAATGATAGTTTTACGCTCGTAAATTTTATAAATATCTTCTTTGTCTTCTATAATAATGTCATAGTCCTTATACTTTGGTTCTAAATATTCACTAAAGGAATTTTTACTCTTATGAATTTCTTTCAACATATCTGAATTGTTGAGGAAGTTGACTTTCTTTGTTTGAATCGGTAGTAATTCTATCATAGTGCTCCTTGGTCTTTATAATGCAATTATACGCGCTTATTACTCGGAAGTCAAATTCGTTCTTATCATAAAATTGCACTGATAAATAATCAATATGGAGACTTCTAATGCCTCAAATTGATTACAGAGCGAAACTGACTGCTAAAGGTGGCCAAGCTGGCATTGCGCCTTTACTTGGCCAAAATACTGCTTCAAATATTCTTAGTCCGTTGTTTGCGACGAACGGTGTTCTATTTCCTTATACTCCTTCATTGTCGACCGGGAGTGAAGCAATTTACGAACCATACACATTTACTCATTCTATCTATGGATACAATGCCTATGTTCGATCACTTCCTAATTTCTTAAAATTGGATGCTGAATTCACAGCACAAACTATCACTGAAGCATATTATCTTTTAGCAGTTCTACATTTCTTCAGAGTAGTCACTAAATCATACTTTGGTGCTCAAACATATCAGGCATCGGGTACTCCACCACCTGTATTATTATTCAACTATCTGGGTTCAAGTCTATTCAATAATGTTCCTGTCATTATTCAAAAATTCAATTACACGCTCGATGCCGCAATTGACTATGTTCCTATCAATACGCAGGCATTCTCTGCCGGTAGTATATCAGGAACAACCCCGACGGGCGTCACAAAAAATCCCGGATGGACTTATGTGCCTACACATATTACGGTAAGTTTGGAAATGGATACACAATATACACCAGTTGCTCTTAGAGATACATTTAACTTGGATACTTTTCGAACCGGCGCATCACTTGATCAGGGATGGATTTGATATATGGCACAAAATAGCACAGATACAAGTCAGTATCTCCTAACTCCTATTAAAAATTGGTATTTAGATATTTGGGTTCCGAGACCAATTACTACCAGTCCATATGATGCCTTATTTATCATTCCTCCTACAATGAACCTTCGTCCTGACAAACTGAGTTTTCAACAATACGGAACTCCGGGATTGTGGTGGGTATTTGCTGTAAGAAATCCGGATTTATTGATTGATCCAATCAATGATTTTGTTTCCGGATTACAAATATATATTCCAACTAATATCCTACAGGCTCAAACCTAAAATGGCTGGCACTCCAAATCAAGCAACACCACAAACAACACCGGCAGGATTAGGTAATAATTATTCGCGAGATAATTCTAACAATGGTCTTGATGCCACCTTTGCCTTTCAACCGAACCCACTTGATAGTTATGATTTACCGACATATCATTTCAAATTCTTTATGGCATCTACTGCCGCTCAGTCTTCCGGTGCGTGGCTAAATCCTGCCTATCAGACTATTATCGCCGAAACAGGCATATCCGATATTGTGATTGATGATGTTAATATAAGAACCTTAGCAGGTCCAACATTAGAAACTGGTAGTGGTACCTCTACCGAGCTTACATTCAAATTGACTGAACCTGCGCGGTGCTCGATTAATGGATGACATCTATACAGCGAGTCTTCAATTAGGTATCGGTAACTGGAATAAATCACCATTTTATATAGAATTATCCTTTAGAGCAAGATCACCTACAATATCAGCACCTGTTCTAGCAAGTAATAATTCAACACCAACTGGATATATTCAAGGCAACCACTGGGTGTGGCCTATAGCAATAAAACAAATCGAAGCACAGGTAGATAAAGTTGGCACTATTTATGCAGTGTCTGCAGTAATTTTTGATAATATTGCTCAATCGGATCAATATTTTGTAGTTCAGCATAATGTAGTAATTGATGGAAAATCTCAAAATAGTCCGACACCAGTAGCAATAAATACAGTGAATGATGCGCTGAAGCAATTATTTCAAAAGATAAATCTTGATCAGGTAGAAAAAATTGTATCCGGATATACTATACCAGATTATTATGAATATCAAGTAGATCCATCTATTGCTAATTTACCTTTATTTCCTGCGAAAGATAATGTAAATTCATCAAGATCCGGAAATTATTATGATGCTAAATCCAAATCATTACATTTCAGTACAGGAACAAGTATTGATAGAATGATTGACACTATCTTAGCAAATACAACATATTTTCAAACCGAAGCGAAAGGTAGTGCTACCACATCAAAGAGCAATAATAATTCTACCACAACACCTAACCAAGTCTCGTTAGATGATATGAAAAAGTTATGGAGGGTCTTAACATATTCAAGACCAATTGCATTTGATCCTGGCAGAAATAACAATGCAAATCATTTCACGATTATAATTGTTCCATATCTAAAAGGTAATCTGCCAAAAAATGCCGGTCAATCTGCCGAAACCAACACAGATCGGTAAAGATAGATATAACACCTATAAGCAAAAGGGTATATTAAAGAAGCAATATAATTATATGTTTACCGGATTGAATGATCAAGTAATTACCTTTGATGTTAAATTCAATATGGCATTTACTAACACCTTGTCAAGATTTGATGGTATTTATTATAATTCATCATCAAGTAATGTAGGTAAAGCTCAGCACGACTCATTGGAAGCCGAACAAGCTGCCGTAACCGCATTGGTGAATTTAGTTAGATTAAAAAACTCACCGGATGCTAATGCAACTGCAATTCAGAGCGCAGAGGCCGCCGCTACCACTGCCGTTCAAAAAGCCGACTCCTTAACAGCAAAACAGAATAATATTACACCGACTCCAAACCCGACACCATTACAGAAATTATTAGCAGTTGCTAAGAATCCGAGTAGAGTGGACCCAAGTGGATTGGCATTAAGCGCCGAACAAAAAAATCAGCAAACATTGGCGGCCAATCCATTGATGTTCGTGACACAGGCGCAGACACAGAACAACCAATTATATGCATCACAGTTAAATCCACGGCCAAATAAAACCAATCGCCTTTGCTGAGCAACCTACAGAAACATCATTAGGGTATGGCGTCGAACAATCACACGGACCCGGTAAAAATCAAGTAAGCGCATTATTCACTCAAGCTATGTATCAGGGTGTTCGGCGGCGATTTAATGAAAATAAATATGACAATCAAAGGTGATCCATTTTGGATTCAGCCAGCGCCTATTACTCGTGATTTATTAGTTTATCCGCCACCGACTGTAGAGTCAGTGAATACACAATTGAATACATCGGCTAATTTTGATGTGAGTGATAATTTTATCTTAGTAAGAATGAGAACTCCGAGATTATTTGTAGATCCGCCAAATGGACCTGAAGGTTTAAATACTCAGGCACCGTACACTGATGTCGATACTATAAATGGTGTCTATCAAGTTACGGAAGTGAATCATCATTTTGTGAATGGATTATTCACACAAGAAATGATAGCAATTGTAGACCCAGTCATCAATATTGCCACCTTTATAAAAGATATTGAACAATATGAAGCGACCAATGCTCAGACCTTATTGGCTCAGCAAGGTGCAACTGTGCCGGCATCGAATAGTATAATTCCGACTACAGCAATTCAGACTACGCCAATATTGAATAGTAATCTACCAGTTGTTGTTCCGGGTTACTCCACAATACCAGCCGTGAGTAATCCGAATAGTCCGACATCAGCACTACAGATACCCGGCATAAATAACAGTATGGTCGGCCAAATTGGTCAGGTCAAAAATATTTCATCACCAAACGCAGCAAATTCACCTACTATATTAGCGTAAAGTAAAAACTATGTTTGATTTATACAGCCGCACCAACAAACCTTCGAGACAATTACAATTCGATCCAATGGGTCGAGTAAATAACCTGTCGGGTGTATTCATAGGATTTGTGAAAGACAATACCGATGTTCAAAGAATGGGAAGATTGAAAGTATGGATTCCTGAATTCGCTTCTTTACCTACCGACATCGAGAGTTGGATTACTGTAAATTACTGCTCACCGTTCGCAGGTGCTACAAACCCCACTACGGAAAATAGAAATAATATTCAAACATTCGAAGGCACACAAACTTCCTACGGAATGTGGATGATACCACCAGATTTGGAAAATCAAGTCATAGTGATGTTTATTGGCGGAGATGCTTCGAAAGGTATATGGATTGGATGCCTATTTCAGGAATATATGAATGAAATGGTGCCAGGTATGGCAGCATCTACAAATAATTACCAGTATGGAACCACAGCCACAACTCCAGGATATTCCGTACCAACCGCCGAATACAACAAGTGGAATACCAGTGTCACAAATCCGGATACTACAACTAAACCATTTGAGAAGACAAAGTTCAAAGGGCTTGGTAATCAAGGATTGATTCAAGATCCTATTCGTGGAACTACTACCACAAGTGCCAGAAGAGAAGCACCATCACAGACCTATGGAATATTAACCCCGGGTCCTCTTCAACCGCGGTTCCACAGATCGTAGAATGGGCCGGTAGTTCATTCATAATGGATGACCGGTGTCGGAAGTGAATATATCCAACTTGCTACTAAAACTGGTGCTCAGATAAAAATTGATGAAACAAATGGACTGGTATTTCTTATTAATCGTGACGGAACCGCGTGGGTCCAGATGGATGCTAATGGTAATATTGATATATTTGGCGCAACTGATATATCTATGAGAGCACAGAAAGATATTAACCTACGAGCTGACCGAAATATCAATATAGAAGCAGGTCAGAATGTATTCATTACTGCGGCGGCCGATACCACTGAGACTACTACTCAATTTACATATGATGTGAATGGAGCCAATACAACCAAAACTATTCCATTCTGGGAATATCAAGGTCAGGGTAACGGAACCGGACGGCAATGTTGTTATCCAGGCATTAAATAATCTTCAGGCTACTATTCAAAATAATGCCTATATTACTGTCTTACAAGATAATCTTAGTATTGACATAAATAACGCTCTTCAAATAACAACACAGAATGGCGGCCAAGATTTTAATTCCAACAAAGGAATCAAACTAACCACAAATGCGGCTTTAGATATTGCTGCTACAGGAGCAATAAGAATGGGATCAAATGCGAATATAGATGTTTCGGCTGCAACTGCGATGAACTTATGCACTGATGGTGCTTTAGGTGTAAATTCGTCAACTGATATTTTGGTAAACGGTGGAAGTAGTTTTCAGGTTGCCTCGCCAGATATTATATTACAAGGTGGGTCAAATGTAGGTATTGAAGGTGGTGGTGCTACTGTTATATTAGAAGGCGGTAATGTTAATTTGAACGGTGGTGGGTCAGTTCCTACACCACCGTCACCTGCCTCACCACAAGCACCGTGGCAGGCAGCAACAGCAACTCAAGCTGAAGTGAAGCCGTTGAATAATAAGATCAATATCTTACCTACTTGGACAACGACACTATCATATCCCATGTGGCAAGGCGGCATTGCTTATAGCCAAGGAACTATCGTTGCTTATCAAGCGCAGAATTATCAAGCACTCACTAATATACCTGCTTCTGTGACTATATTCAATACATCACAATGGCAGATATTCATACCAATTGACAAATTTGTAAGAAATGCCGAATCCTTATTGACTACAGTAAGTAGACTACCAACCTTTGAACCGTGTCCGGAGAACACCGGTACATCCTTAGGAACAATTGCTGGCAATATTACACCACAAACTACTGTGTACGAAGGTTCAAGAAATACACCAATCTCTATTGTGCCACCACCAGATAATACATCACCAGGTGCGAATAATACTTCCGTGCAAGGAGATCGGCGCCGATGCTAATACGTTGATTACTAATTCCGGTACAAACTTCACTACCGTTGTTCAACAATTGATTATATATCACGAAGCATCAATACCACATTCTTATCTCGATACTGTGAATAATCCTACAGGCGGTATTGGCCACTTATTGACTAAGTCAGAAATTCCATTGTATCCTGCCTTTTCACAGCAATACTGGAATGCTAATTCCGGAACACCAATTCCACTATCTGTTAGAAATGCCTGGTTTGCTTCCAATTTAACATCTGCTACTACTGGCGCTATATCACAATTAGGAGCTACTTGCTGGAATGCTCTGAATGATAATAGAAAGGCGTGCTATTGTGATATCCTATTTAATATCGGGTGGGGGAGTGTAGGTAAAGTTCAATCAAAATTTCCGGGACTTATAGCAGCAATTCAAGCTGGTAATTATACACTGGCGGGTTCATTAATCAGCAATAATGCTTGGTGGAAGCGGCTATGTCAAAGGTAGAGCAACTGATGATGGTCAAATAATGGCAACTGGTGTAATGTTACCTGCAGTATTGAAAGTCCAAATTGTATAGATAAAATACCGTTTTTCATTGGCGATAAATAAGATGGTATATACACTCTAATGAGAATTACCTATGGCCAATCCTGGAACTTTACAAACCAATCTAATTACTCCGCCACCATTCTTTATTGGTTTCAATACTGTTGACCAGCCCAATCCGCCATATACCTTAACAAATCTCGACATCATCAAACGAGATTTGTTAAATCAATTTATGACTGTTCCGGGCGAAAGAGTAATGTTGCCGAACTTTGGTTCGAACATTCCATTGTATGTAATGGATCCATTGGATGAAATAACTCAGAACAATATTAGAAATGATGTAATAAATGTTATCAATAGTGAACCCAGAGTTCAATTGGTCGACCTTCAAATGTATTCACAGGATCAGGCGGTGAATATTATCATTACTCTGTTTTTTCTACCACAGTCGATACAAGATAACTTGTTCCTGTCATTCACAATCGCAAGTGCAGAATCCTTTTAAGGTAAGATAACATATGTCAGCATCCGTCCGCCAATCAGAACTGTTTGCAGGTGAGTATTATCAGGTTGTGTTTCAAGCATACCAGTTTATCGACTACCGGTGCGTATGATTTTCCTTCTTTGAAACAGGCATTGGTTAATTATATACAGACTTATTATCCTGAAGTTTTTAATGATTGGCTTGAAAGCAGCGAATTCGTCGCACTCATTGAATTAATCGCCTATCTTGGAACAAGTCTTGCCTTCAGAACCGATTTAAATAGTAGAGAGAATTTCATTGATACCGCCGAACGCCGTGAGAGTATCATTCGTCTTGCCAGAATGGTCAACTATGTGCCAAGTAGAAACTTAGCAGCCAATGGATTATTCAAATTCTCATCCGTTCAGACCAATCAAGTCACTACCGATACAAATGGTAACAATATCACTAATACCACGATAAATTGGAATGATCCAAATAATGTCAACTGGTTCGATCAGTTTATTCAAGTATTAAATCAGGCATTCAATACTACCAACCCATTTGGTAATCCATCACAGTCCGGTACAATTGGAAATATTCCTACCGACTTATATGCCTTAAATAGTGTTCTCTTGCAGAATGTGACTTATCCAGTCACAGTAGCAATCAATGGTCAAACCTATCCAATTGATGTTGTAAATCCAGATTTTGATACAATGCAGTTCTTTGAAAGAGACCCGGATCCAAACAATCAGATGAATTTCATTTATAGAAATGACAGTCTCGGTGTTGGGTCGGATAACACTGGATTCTTCTTCTATTTCAGACAAGGCACTTTAACTAACATTGATAGCAATTTTCAATTTCCAATACCTAATCGCCTATTTGAAATTGCCAACCAAAATATCAATAACACCGATGTATATGTTCAGCAGACTGATGACAACGGTAATGTAATAGCACAGTGGATGATGGTTCCGCAACTTGCCGGTCAGAATATTATCTACAATAGTATTCAGTATAGTCAGAGGAATATTTTTGATGTGATCAGTGGATTGAATGATACCATCACTATTAGATTCCCCGATGGTAATTTCGGAAATGTGCCGGCTGGATTATTTAGAACTTGGGTAAGAGTTAGCGCCAATCAAAATTTGGTTATTACTCCGTCCAATGCTCAGGGTCTTCAATTAGCAATTCCATACTATGGTGTTGATGGAATGACTTATAATTTGACCATTACTTTCAATCTTGAATATACTGTCAATAATGCTTCGCCATCAGAAACAAATGCTCAAATAAAACAGAACGCGCCCGCAGTATATTCTACACAAGATAGAATGGTAAATTCAAGTGATTACAATGTGCTACCTTTGATTTATGGTAATCAGATTGATAAAATTCAGGCTATAGATAGAACATTCAGTGGTCAAAGTAGATATGTGGATCCTACAGACCCAACAGGGTTTCATCGTGATCTTTTAATTTTCGGACAAGATCGGCGCGTTATATCGCGATAATGCCAATCAACAAAACATCGTAACTCAAACTGGCTCAAATTCTACGAATATCGCAATGTTGATATTAAATCAAATACAGAATCAATTATTAGATCCAAATTTACAGACATTCTTCTTTGATGAATACCTAACTCAATTTCAAAGTGCAGTTCGTGTGAATGCTACAACCGAAGTTCCATATGGTTATTCATTGTTAGATTTAACTAATCCTAATTATGGAATGCCGTTGTTCTGGAAAACTAGTCCTGCTACCTTTAGAAATTCTACCGGCTATTTTGTGAATAGTGGTGGTGGATATGTTGTATTAGCCAGCCTTACTGGCTTTGTGCCATACAGTTTCATTACTACAGGTTCCATTGTAGAATTTGCGAGTTCATCCTTGGTAGATTCAGTATGGGTGCCAAATCTTAGCACTCAAGTAGCGGCACCGGTCAACAGTGTAATTCAGAATGGTGTTCCGTTGGATCCTACAATCAGTAATATAGGACCAGTAGAATTAGGTATCCAAGTTCAAAATCTGTATGAAGCAATAATGGTCTATCCGGCCTTCAGAACTTCGCTGAATCAGAGTGAAATCAATGCTATTACTGCTGCTATCAATGCCGGAATATCATTCTGGTTGTATTATGACTTGATAAACAATGTGTGGGGTGTCTCGACATTCGTAGGCTTAGTTCCGAATCCGGTTCAACAGCCGTTCATATATCCACCTCCATCAACTGGTATATATTCGAATTTCGCAGTAGCGCCGAACTCGTGGATGATATATGTCCAAATTACAAGTAGCAATCAGACTGGTTTCTCTACCTACACTGTGACTAATCGTGGAAGAGTATTTGTATTTGAATCATATCGAAATGTGAGATTCTACTGGGAACCAAACGAAGTCATTATTGATAATAGTACAGGCTTAGCACTTCAGGACACAATCGAGGTAATGCCGTGGATCAATACCAATAACACAATTGACAATAATAATCCAGGTAGTGTAGAGAATAATCTGATTCCAGACACCAATCAAAGTCAAGTTCCATTCTTATCAGTGCCTGTGACTTTTAATATCACCGGAACATATATTGACGACGATGGATATCAGGATACTTCGAAAGTTCAAGTTTCATTAGTTGATAGCAACGGTGATAATATTCCAGATCAACCAAATGGATTTGATATGATTGTTTCTACTACAGATACAATCGTATTCGAATATTACCAAGATGAAATAACCTCGTACCAAGGAACAAGACCGTGGATCGCCACCTGGGGTCAGACATTACAGAACATCACTGGCACTCTGTATGTTCATTTTCCTGTCGACCCCGATAATCCTACTCTGTTATACGGTGTGCCATTTATCTCAAATAGTCCGACTTGGGCCGACCCAACAAATCCGAGTACATTCAATGGAACAATCCTATACCTGGATCAGCCAGATTTGATATTCTTGAACAACGATCTTCAATTAGAATTTGGCAATGGTTATCCAATTACCATTGCCAATCAAGTCACTGCTTTCTTTAATGGACCTACACCAAACGCATTATCGGCATATCCTTGGTTGGCAGGAACACTAGATGTTGCTAACAAGCAAACCATAATGAGCTCATATTTCTTAGATAAATCATTCTTCATTACATATGATCAATTTAATAATGCCTATCAACCGGGGTATGGAGTTTATAAGGTATTAGAATTTCAGGCATCGAATAATACCAATATGTTCCCCACCGGACAAATCTTAGTTGGTGCCGATGATGAAGAACACTTTGATAAGAATGGTAAGACATTCACACAGAACGAAACTATTCCGGTGATTAATCAACAGCCATTCTATTTCAAGTGGAGTCATTATTCACCTATAGACCAAAGAATAGATCCTGCTCCTTCGAATATCATTGATATGGTAGTATTGGTAGATTCGTATTATCAGCAAATGTTGGTGTGGGCGAGCCAGAATGGCACATTAGCAACTATGCCGGCGGCACCTACAACTGAAGATCTTAGAATAAATTTCAGTAATTTGGATCAATACAAAATGGTATCGGATACAATGATATGGAATTCGGGAACATTCAAAATTCTGTTTGGATCACAAGCGGCGCCACAATTACAAGCAACCTTTTTGGTAGTAAAAGCACCAGCAACGAATGTATCAGACCAAGTAGTTAAGACACAAGTCGTTCAGGCAGTGAATGCTTATTTTGCTATCGCAAACTGGGACTTTGGTGAGACATTCTATTTCAGCGAATTAGGTGCGTATATTCATCAACAACTGTCAACTATAATTAGTTCGGTGGTAATTACATCAAACAATCCTAATTCTTCATTTGGTAATTTGTTCGAAATACAAGCTGGTCCAACTGAGCTGTTCCTTAGCACACTTCAGGTGTCAAATGTGCTGGTGGTAAATAATCTTACAATGGCAAACTTAAACAACTAAGGCAATCAATGGCAAATTCGGGACAACCCATCAATCAAGCTAATCTTGCATTAGAGAACAGTTATGTAAAATTCCTGCCTGGTGTGTTACAGACAGAAACTGAGAAGGAATTTTTTGATGCCACCTTTGATCAAGTTTTCAGCAAAGATCAGAGTGAATTGATTACTGGATATCTCGGTGAAAGAGTTAGTGGGTATTATAATCCAATTTCTGATTACTATGTACCAGAACCTACTAAAAATAGAACCGTATGGCAACTTGAACCTACCGCCTATGTTAGAGATACGAATAATCTTAGAGATAATATCTTCTTCTATGAAGACTTATTAAATCAAATTCAGTATTATGGTGGTAATACCTTAAACCAAGATAGACTATTCCAATCTGATTATTACAGTTGGTGTCCGCCAATCAATGCTGATATGTTCGTGAATTATCAGAACTACTATTGGATTGAACAAAGACTACCATCAATCGTTATTACTGGTGGTTTTGATGACTCACCAATTCTCGCTTCTGATATCATTGGGCAGAATTCATATACAACACCATCTACAGCAACACCACCGAGCTTGACATTACAAACTGGTATGAGAATTGTTCTATCACAAGACCCGAATTATTCTCAACCAAATACAGTTGATAATATTGGTATTCCTGGTGGCATTCGATTGGTACCGGATTACCCGGATTACACTGAAGATTCAGTGTTCCAATTCTTACCATGGAGTGGAATAATTCAATTATCAAATGGTAATACTATCAATAATTCTAAATGGAATCAATTACCGTGGAATGTTCAGGATGTTCCTACTACAGGTGATTATATTACCATTACAAGAAGTTCACTAGATCAAAATGCTTGGTCGAGAACTAACAAATGGTATAATATTGAGGTTATCAATGCAACATTGACTTTGAATAATGCGCCGTGGCCACCAAATGCTTTCAGAGCACTTCGTCCAATCATACAATTCAATGCCGACATAGAATTATTCAATGCTGGTACTCAATTTTTAAATAGCATTAATTACGGATTTACTGTTGACCAAACTGGTCAAAATGTCCTGTTATCGACTTATCAACAACAGCCGTGGAGTTTGATTAATAGTGCTTTAGAAATTAGTTTGGTGCCACGGTGAGTTAGTAGCATTCTTTAATGACACTCAACGGCGTGACTGTAGATCAGGCAGAATGGAATGTTGCTCCGTGGAACTATGTAATTGAGACGGACATTATCTCAACTGGATTAAATCCAGATAATCTACCAAATGATTTGGTAATAGATCCTATTACTGGTATTGTATATATTATTGCGGTGTGGAATACCAGTGACTTTGAATCCAATAGTGTAAATCAGTATATATTCCAAGTAGTAGATACTACTCCAGGTCTGGCATTATTCTTACCGTATGTCGATTTTGGCACACCGGTAGTAGAAGGCGATATTGTATTCATTATTGACGAATCAGCAATACCAAAAACGCCACAGACTGGACAATCGTGGTATTATCAGTATGGTGCATGGCAGGAAGTTGATAATGACAAATTCGAAGTAAATCAGGCACCATTGTTCCAGCTATATGATTACAACTATGTAGAATTAGACAATCAAAGTGTATATCCTGGCAATAATTTCGCAGGTAGTGAGATATTCTCTTATCAAATAAACACCGAACCCGGTGCCTATGTGGATCCAGTATTAGGCTTTCCAATAGTTTATACCGCCTTAGGTCAAGCAACTGATATCGTCTTTGACAATGATTTAATGGTAAACAGATATACCTATAATTACGGAAAATATCCTATTGCCGGATATTACTATTATAAAGGAATAGGGTCGGTCGGGATACCAACTACGTATGGTAATTCCTGGAACTTGTACGAACCTACAATTCCAACTTCGGGTGCATGTTCAACAGTGACACCTATCTATACAAGCAAACAAAGAGTAATCGATCAATATGTAGTTGGGTATAATTCCTTAGGACCACAGTTTAATGTCACCCTGAATCAACTATACATCTTTCAACTGAGCGTAGTTCCGTATGGATATGATGATGGCTGTGCCGACATTGTTGTAATTGTAGATGGAAATATTATATCAATTTCCGAATATGTAGTGTCAAGAGAAATCAATAATTACATCTATTTAGATTTAACTTCATACTTGACTACATATGTTGCAAGTCTACCTGCTGGCGCACCGCCGCCTGTAGTAGAAGTTCAGACGTACACTCATGCACCACTGAATCCAAATGCAAGTGGTTATTTTGACATACCACAACAACTGAATGCCAATGCTGGTCAACAGGAAGTATTCTCTTTGTCCGGAAGTGATATGAGTGAGCAATTTGTATCAATCATTCAGAATCAATTAGGTTTTACTGGCGCCGCATATGGTGGGCCGAATAATTACATCAATAGTCCACAGAATATCTCATTGGGATCTTTCATTCTGCAGAATACTGCTCCATTGTTAAAGACAATGTTGATATCGTCGGCGGATGATTTGAATGTCATTAACGGTATAAGATTCAGTGAATTACAATATACTAATTTCAAAACCAAGTATCTGAATATTGCACAGCAATTAATCAATCAATCATTCACACCTTCGATGATACACGCTAATCAGGTGGTGATTAGTTATTGGGTTGATAAAATATTCTCAATATTGAATATATCAAAGGAATTTTCAAATTCATTTGCTTATTCATATATGGTTGCGGCAAGTGCAGTATTTGCTTCAGAAACAGATGTAGTGCCTGCCGAAGATCCACATAACACCGGATATTCGTTGCCACTGCAATTACAAAATTCCATCGATACCACCGATCCAAGGAATGTCATTTATTTGTATGATACCACTGGTGAAGATTCCGGTGATGAAAGATTATTATTAATTGGATACGATTACATTCAGACCCAGAATTCGTCAATCGATCCAGTGATAATTGTATTCAATTTGAATAGCGTAAGTGTCGGTGATACTATATTTTCTGAATTCTATCAAAATCCATTACCTACCTATGTTCCATCTACTCCGAGTAAAATTGGAACATATATGGTATTTGAACCAAAAATTGTATCAGATACTTCGTTCGCAATACCGACCAATGTTATAGTTGGTCACGATGGTTCGAGAACAGTGGCGTTTGGTGATTATCGTGATCAGTTGTTGCTTGAACTTGAAAAGAGAATATTCAATGGTATAAATCCATTATTTAGAAATCAGTATAATATACCATTAGATCTAGTTCAAGTTCAACCAGGATATTTTAGACAGACAAGATATCCAAGAACTCAATACCTGAGTATTACGGAATCATACTTGAATAAGTGGTCATCAAAATATGGTGTAGATTATCGTGTAAATGAATATTCGACATTCTCACCACTGGTTCCGTCTGACCAACAATGGATGCTATGGAACTATACCACTGCCGTAAATACTATGGATGTTCCTTTGAATTTACCAGGAAACTGGAGAGGTATTTTCTATTGGTATTATGACACCATATATCCAAATACTGCACCGTGGGAAATGTTAGGATTCTCTCAGGAACCTACTTGGTGGGTTGCTCAATATACCTCAAATTGGAGCTCTACTAACACATCATTGTGGAATGATTTACAGGCTGGCATAATTAGGCAGGGTCCGCGAGCAACATTCGATCCACTAACCGGTGATCCACTGCCAAATGTGTTGTGGGCTCGACCGGGGTTATCCGCTATAATACCAGTTGATTCAAGTGGAAATTTACGATCGGTGCCTGTAATATTCAATGTATTAGTCGCTGACACATATGAACCATTTGATGGATTTATGAATCCGTGGGTCTATGGTGATGGCTCACCAGTGGAACAAGCCTGGTATAATAGCTCGGATTATCCGTTCAGTATTCAGGAATTCTTATACTTGATGAATCCTGCTAATTTTGGTGAACTATATTGGGATACCTTAGGCGTAGAATATATGCCATCAAATCAGTATGTTCAAAACAACAATTATCTACCATACGACTTCTATGTTCAGGTTGATGATTATTTTCAGAATGGTGCGATAGGCTCCGGTGATCCATATTTTGCTTGGATGAGGCCGAAGAATGCCGATCAGATTGTCCACGCCGAAACTCTACCAGACGGTTCTATAAATATCAGGTTTGGATATCAAAGATGGATCAGTGATTATCTATTATATCTTGGCGAAGATATAACCCAATATTTTGGTCAAAAGATAAGAACATTAGATGCGAATTTGGCGAATAAGTTCGCTGGCTTTACAAATCAGTCCACCTGCACTGTATATCTCGAATCTGTTTCGCCAGGAACAACAAGCACCAGTCTTTCAGTGCCATCGAATAATTTCGAGGTCGATTTACATATTGGTTCGGTAATTGCTACCTATGCTTATAGTGGAGTGATTATTCGTGCCTTAGGCAATGGAACTTTTGCGGTATATGGTTATGATTTATTAAATTCGGAATTCTTAGCCTTCACAAGAGCACCAAATAATGCTCAGCAAATCACTATTGGTGGTCAACCTGCCACTTGGTCATACTTCCAAATTGGTTCAAGTTATACACTAGGGAACATTGTTAGATATAATGGATTGTATTACCAATGTGTCGTTGCTCAGACATCAGTGACTACATTCAATCCGGCATTATGGTCAAAATTAGGTTCCTTACCGATTGTGGGTGGTGTGGCAGTAACTTATAGTCCGAACCCAACGACCACGCTTGTAAAGATTCCATACGGAACTATATTGGCCAATGTTCAGGCCGTGTTTGATTTCTTAATTGGATGGGGAGATTATCTGAATTCACAGGGGTGGGATTTTTCTACTGTAGACCCAACCACATCAATGGTTAACGATTGGTTTTATGCTGCGAAACAATTCCTATTTTGGATTAACACTAATTGGGCGCCTGACGCTTCTATACAATTAAGCCCATTGGCTAATTCGGCATCAATCACAGTTGCGGCTGGTTATCCTGATAATGTAGAACAAATATCAAACGGTGTCTATAGCATCTTAAATCAGTTTGGTATAGCAATTAATCCAAGAGATACTTCTATAAATAGAAGTGGTCAAACTATTACTGTTGCGCCAAGTGATTTGAATGCTGGTGGAATTTTCTATCTTCAAGTCAGTGCCATAGAGATAGAACACATATTGATTTTTGACAATGAAACTTCTTTCAATGATATTATCTATGACCCATTATTGAGATCAAGACAATTGAGATTACTATTTAATGGTTTCAGAAGTGGCAACTGGTATGGTAAAATGGAAGCGCCTGGTTATCTCATACTAGACAACCAATTACTGCCAAACTACAACACCCTAGTTGATAATATCAGATTCTTCTATGACCCGAATATTATCATTGACAATCCAAGTGCCGAAACATTAGGTAGACATTTAATTGGATATCAAAATTCAAGCTATCTCGATAATTTAGAACTGAGTGATGATATTCAATATCTATTCTATCAAGGTGCGATTAGACAAAAAGGTACCATTCAATCATTTGGCAAATTGTTCAGATGTAATACCGCTTTTGGTAATTTCAATAATGCGGTCAATAATGAAACCGTGAACATCTATGAAGAGTGGGCGTTGTTGTTAGGTGAGTTCGGAAATACTATTCAACAGGTGTCGACTGAATTTCTATTAGAACCAATACCAAATGCAGGCAATGTTATTGTAGCAAGATTGAATTATGTGCCAACTGTGATTGGATTTGTTCAATCTATCTATATTTTAAACGCGCAGGATACCTATACTACACCGCCGTTAATCATAATTAGTCCGCCGGATGCTAGTCCTACAGATCCAAATTTGCTATATCCTGTTCGTCAGGCAACTGCCTATGCGATATTAAATCCTACTTTAGGAACTATATCCAGAATTGATATTACTGATCCGGGGTATGGATATACATACGACCCAGTTGTCACGATTGTGTCGGGATCAGTTCCGTCGAATTTAGATATTCTGTATGCGATATATCAGGGTGAAATCGTAAATGATACACCTTCAAATAATATTATCGATATTGACATCGATGAAACAAATGTATGGTTAGTGAGGCCACCAGAACCGGAATATACCTTAGTATTTCCGACGACTACAAATATTTGGTATGATATTCCAAATGCCGGTTATGTAAATCAGAGTGATGTAGATTGGCTAACATTTGGAATAGATAGCACCTTTAATGATTGGGGTTCGATAACACTGAATCCATATGTAGGTCAAACCATTTGGATGGCAAGCAATTACAATATGGACTGGAATGTCTATAAATTAGTCTCCTATGATTTTATGATTCAAGCAGCACCTTGGAATGCCTATGTAGTTCCGCCGTTCATCAATGAACCACAACTATGGAATTATATCCTTACTACTGACCCGACAGTTCCAATTACAAATGATCAGATTTCATTGTGGAATCAAAGTTTCGAAATGAGCCTTGATACTTCGGGTAATTTAATATTGAGTGTAATAGATATTGATTTGATTGCTATGAATGATATCAATCTTGTGTCATTACAATATGTCATTGCTGGTGTATCGGACCCTGTTTATTCATATGTGGTATCATTGCAAAGTTTAGGAACAAGCACCACAACGCAACAAGTCACTGTGTTGGATGACGACTTAAATCCTACTACCTATAATGTGGTTCTTACTTGGAACAATTACTCATTAGTCGATCAGAATGGCAATGTGTTGACTTCAACTGACATTGCTCAATATGCGTCCTTGAACACATTACTGTTCTTTAAGACAATGAGATTTATGACTCAATCGCCGGGTTTGTCCTATTACATAGAACCCGGCGATAAAGTGTGGATTGATATTGATCCAAATAACAAATGGGGTGTCTACAGTATTTCTGCTAATAGTATAGGCGGATTGGTGTCAACATTGTTCAGAGAACAAGCACCACTTATTAATACTTCGTTATTTTTGAATGCTCAGATATATCAATTTAGAACTCAATTACAAGAAATATTGCTTCCAGTATATGACCCGTTCAAAGGAATCTTGCCAAACCTTGCCAGACAGAATATTACCTATTTCTCATTCCAGGATCCTGCTCGATACAATATTACTACCAATCCAAGGTTGTATAGTTCAAGCATAACCTTTGGCACAAAACAAGTGCGGTCAACTATGGTGGGATTTTACCAATTGTAGATATTTCTACTATGAACAACCAATTGCTTTAGATGGTTCAGAAACATCCACTGACAATTTGATATATATAAGGAATAATTGGGGTCAATTATTCCCCGGTTCATCTATAGACATTTATGAATGGACCGAAAGCACTGTTCCGCCGGACCAATATACCGGCCCCGGAACTCCAAGGTCAACCACAGACTCTGTTCAGATTACAACATTCAATAATGCTACGAATATCTTCGTAACACTGTATTATTTCTGGGTACTGGATCCAACCGATCAGCCGAATTTACAAAATAGAACATTACCTGCTATTCAGGTATCAAGTCTACTGAATAGTCCAAATACTCAAGGTTATACATACTTCGCACCTATTCAACAGACAAGTGTGAATAATTCCTATCTGTTCTATAATATCCAAGATATCCTTATCTATCAAGGTAATGATATACAAATTCAATATAGAACATCAGAAAGAGATGATCAAAAGCATACTCAGTGGGGATTATATAGAGAAGGTGATACAGGATCGGATATTCCAGTTTCATATTGGAATAAATTCATCGATAGTATCTGTGGATATACACAAGTCCTACCTGTCACAGATCAATATAGTAATGGCATTATTATTGCTGACTGGAACCCTTGGAACACAACACCGTGGGATGTTAGTCCGTGGAACAATGCAACAAGTGATACTATTCCTGTCTATGGAAAAGTCTTCCCGGTACCAGACCCTTCATTGAGTGATGCGGAGAAATATGGTGTTGCCTATCGTCCAAGACAGAGTATGTTTAGGAATATTTACACTGCTCGCCAAATCTTCTATCAGGCCGCAAATGCTCTATTAATAAATATTCCTATCAGAGATTTAAATCCGGGATGGAATGATAATATTCTTACTGACAACTACTGGACCTATGTGAACTGGTATGCCACAGGATACGCAAATGCTCAACCACAAGTCCAATATACAACATTGACTGATGCCAATACTGCGTTGACAGCAGGATCTATACCATTGAATACTATCGTATTGGTAATTCAAGGAACTGCTGAACCAATTATTGCTGATGAAAGATATGCGTTGTATGTAGTGGCTACAAGTTCTTCAGATTCATTATACCTCGAATTGATTGGTTATGAACTAAGTGCTATTCAGATATTACCGACCATCTATACTGATAAGTATATCTATAACCTGTCAGTAGAATTAAGAGAATTGTTGAATGCAATGTATTCGGAAATATTCACTGAAACATATGCTGTAGATACTAATTTGTTATTCTTCTCGATGTTGAATTATGTTCTTAGTGAGCAAAAGAATCCAAATTGGGTATTTAAGACCTCATATATCTATATTGAAGAGGCTAATATACCATTAGCGCAATCCAATTTCTATATTCCGAATGAAATTGACAATATCATTGGTTATATTGAGAGTGTCAAACCATATCATACTCAGATTAGAGATTATCTCCAAAGTTATAGCAAATTAGATGTCGCACAGGGTACCGCCCTTGATTTCCCACAACTTGACATATCACTCCAATTTGGACCAGGTGGAGCAGATGAATTTCCAGCACAGTGGAACTCTACAAACGGGTACGAAGGATATGAATGGGGTACTAATGGATGGAATTCTGGAATGCCTACGTGGTCAGGTTTATATGGCAATACTTTGGATGCGCAGACATTCGTTCAGAATCTTCAAACCTTTATATCTGATGAGACAGTATATCAAATATCATTGACTGATTATGATCCAAGTAAGAAAGGTGCTTCGCAACTTTATCCATACACATTTAGCTTGCTGGGCACTATGCCATTCGTTGTGCCGACGAATATTGTAGCAATTCAAATTGTGGATGTAATCTTGTTCTATGGTAAAGATTACTATGTAGGAGTTAATACTGACGATACTTATACGGTTTATTTTTATAGTAATCCAATGAATGTAGTAATCAATCCAGGTGGTATTCCGCCAGTTGCTTATGTATTATTTGACAGCGGAAGTTTCTCAAGAATTGGTTTTAATCCTTACAGAAATGAAATTGTCTCAGGATGTTCCCGTGATAATTTAGTAATCAATGTCGATACTGAGTTTGTTGTAAATCAGATCGGCCGGTGGAATGTATATGATTAATCAAACTTGGAATCTTCAGGACCCAGTAGTGATTGAAATATTGGAAGAAAACGATATCGGGTATGGGTGGAATACTTCATACTGGAATCAGAATTCGATCAATTTGATTGTGAGATTACCATACTACATTAGTTTCAAATCAAATACTGGAATTAATGGTAAGCAATTCTATAGAAATGATAATGCGGCTGCTGGCATATTATTAAGTGGTAAAGATTACTTAGGCAATCCTACTACACCAGCTATTACAAATCAGACGGTGTCATTCCAAGTTCAAGGGCCGGATATATTCCAAGTTCCAAGCAATACCTTTATTGCTGCGGTATGGATTGACGGTGAAAGAATTGAATATCAAACCAAGACTCAAATTTCAAGCGATGTTTGGGAATTTGGTAGATTAATTCGTGGCACCAGTGGAACTTCACCTGCCAATCATACTGCTGATAGCACTATCAATATCTATGCTGAATTAGCACAAAATATGCCATCAAATTCAGACATTGATATATGGAATCTTGCTAATCCAACAGTGGATGATATTGCGGCACTAGGTGGATTATGGTGGGCTGAAACACCACAGGCTATATTCTTAAAACAAGGCCCCGGCGAAGCAGTTCCATAAATAAAGGTTTAAAGCTATGATAAATAAAGACAACAAGCCAGTAGAGAAGATTACTACACCGAAACCTACTGATACAGTGAATGTAAATCCACAATGCCATATTCTTATAAAAGATAAAGACACTGGCAAGGTACTTTTAAATAAAAGAGGTTGAGAATGTTAGCAGATATCATTTCATATAGTCTACGAGGTCATGTAAAAATTCGAGATAAAGATACTGGCGAAATCCTAGTTGACCAAAATAATGATATATTATATGGAAATATGTCCGAAGTCATTGCTCAGGCATTAGTAGGTAATGGAAATGCCTTTATAGCATATATGGGGTTTGGCAATGGTCGGTGCTTATGTTAATCCATCAGGTAATATCGTCTATAAACCATCGCTAGGACGGTGCGAATAGTTTAGTAAAGAATCCAAATGCTAATCTGTATAACACGATATATGTGAAGGTAATTTCGAATGATTCTACACCGGAATCATTGTTCAACCCCAATTCACAGGCATATGTTCTGCCAGATAATCCTGCTGTCAATTACGAAGATATTATGATAAGCGTGACAATGGATTATTCAGAACCGCCCACTGCTATTACTGCTGGTAGCGCAATAACTCAAACTGTGTTGGATAATTCACCATTCGTCGGAACTGCTTCGACACCGAGCCCGTTGCCGACCACTTTTGACCCGACTACACTGGTCTTTAATGAGATAGCATTGTATGTTGGTTCGGACAATATATTCAGTGGTCAGGAAACTGCCACGATTACAGATGTTGATAATTTCGTAAATACTACTACCAATTTCTCAACCGTGCCGGGAACTCATACAAAGACAATGATAACGCAAATTATCTTCGCACCTATTCAGAAATCAGCCAACAGAGCCATCTCTATAGAATACTCTTTGAGGATACAGATGGGTCCACTTTCGTCATAATTTCATAATTTACCAATGATAAATAAGCATAGAGATGTGGCAATGCAGCCACTATAAATATACCAAAAGGAATTAAAGAACATGAGCTATACCATACAACAAGCAAATACGTCTCTACCTTCCGATGAGCGTCAGGTGATTATTCCGGATAATGTCACTGATACTACTTATTATGATTCAGTGAACCAAGTCGGAATTCAATTTCTTGGTAATAATACAATCAATTATGCTGCTGCGATTGCTCAGAATACACTTCAAATGGTTTCAAATTTTGCGGGGCCTGCTCTGCCAAATCCGTCGTGGACTCAACAAGGTCAGTTATTCTTTAACACTACCAATCAAACGATGTATGTAAAATTCCAATATACTGGATCGCCAGAGTCGGCAAATTGGGTCTCGCTTGCATCAATCAGTCCTACTGGTAATTCCAATATTCCGGGTAATCTTACTGTAGGCGGTGGCGTTACAGTCACCGGCAATGTAAATGCTACAAATGCTATCTTTACTGGTAGTGTATCGGCCGCAAGTGCTGTAATTTCAGGAACTATAATTGCCAATGCTGTTGGATCAAGTGGACAGCCTGTAGCAGATATTTACGCCACAAGTATATTTGGTGGCACATTCTATGGTGTTGCTACTTCAGCAGACTACTCCGACTTAGCCGAAAGATATGCTGCTGATAAACCAATGAAACCGGGTACTGTAGTTGCTTTAGGTGGAACTGCCGAGATTACTAGAACTACTAAGCAAGGTGATAAGAATGTATTTGGTGTAGTTTCTACTTCGCCAGGATTTATGTTGAATGCTAAAGCTGGCGATAATGAAACACATCCTTATATTGCTCTTAGTGGTCGAGTGCCGGTTTATGTGACTGGTAAGGTTAAGAAAGGTTGGAGATTGGTAGCCAGTGATACTGCCGGTGTTGCTGAAGGTGTGAATCCAGATGACCTCCATCTTTATACATCTGTTCAAATTATCGGCCGTGCTCTTGAAGACAAAATTGTAGATAAGTTAGGACAAATAACCGCCGTAGTCGGTGTGAAATAATTTCAGGAAATCGTAAATGGCCTACCAAACAACAGGACTAATTCAGGCAACTGATTATAATGGATTTATATCTCAGATAAATGAGATATATGCCGACACTAATCAAGGCTCGACAATTCAAACACAGGCTGACTATGGGTATGGACAAACTCCATTACTTGCAGTCTCTTCTGCTCATATCGTGACTGCTGCTCAATGGTCTTCGTTGTTTGGTATAATTACTAATTGTGGAATTCATCAAGGTATTAGTACGTCGCCAATTCCGAGTGCTGCTGCTCCTGGCCAACTCATTGTTGCTTATAATAATGTCAGTTCTACCACCTTACCACAGGTAATCAGTAATATTGGTAATAGTAGATTATCTGTAGCAAGTGGACAATTAACCGCATATTCCGAGCCGGCGGCGACCTATGTTAGCTCGTGGGCTAATCCTGGATTATTATATACTTGGCAGATAGATTTCGGCTCATGGAACAATGCCAGATATTTCTTCAATTTAGGCGGAACAGTTTCTACTGGTGCTTCGATGACACTAGGAACAAGTGACCCAGAAGATCTATTCTGGCAGACACTCATTGGAAGTATGGGAACCATTCAGTTTGGGTCAACTGCTACCACCTCGTCTGGTTCCGGTGTAAATTCGAATATTGGATTCTACGGGTTGACTACGACACCACAAGAAGTATTCTTTAATATTCCAAGTGCGTTATCTGCCTATCCGAACAATTTCATTACTTTAACGGTAGCACTTCATTCAGCAGCAGGCACCGATGGAAAGATTGATTTTGCTTTCTATCTTTCAAATTCATATACTGATACCTTTGATGGCACAGCAACAGTAAATGTAGGTTATCAAAAATCAACCGGTGTAATTCCGTATTTAGGCACCACAACTTATAATGCCGGTAGTTTTGCTACATCATTTACTCCACCTACTCCGCCAATTGCGAATCCATTAGTGATAGTTGTAACACCGTTAATTATATCAGCCACAAGAATTGGAGCAGGTGTAGCAACTACTACGAATGTCACTACAACACCAACCGGGGGAACCGCACCGTATACCTATGATTGGACTAGCTTAGGTTCATCTGGGTCGGTGACAAGTGCTACTGTGACCGCAGGTGGATCAAATTATACTGTAGCACCGGGGGTAACCTTTACCGGTGGCGGCGGTGGAGGTGCTACAGCAACCGCCACTATATCATCGGCCTCTTCTATAAATGATGGCACCGAAGCAATATTTGCTCTTGGTAACAGAACAGTTACAACGAATAAATATACTTATTCCGGTGATATTGTTGTCGGTGCTACTAATCTGTTATCTAATGCATCGTTGGGCGTGGCAACTGGCAATTCTACTGAAGGTCTTTTTGCAATAGGCAATAGTACAACCGCTACTAATTTATATACTTATTCCGGTGATACTGTTGCTGCAGG